ATAGCAACTGTACCAACATCATTAAGTGGTAACACCAACGTCTTCGTTTTATACTTGTATGAACAAGTCATACTCAAATTAGTCTCCACATTAAGAAGAAGTGGATTTTCGCCAGTGCGATTATTAATCATTTTTTCCGCACCCAACATAACAACTTTCCCCATAGGAACATAAGCACTCAAATAAGCTCCATCCAAATATACCCAATATTTGTCAATTAATTTCTGAAAACTAATAGTTTTACTAAAATTAGTCTTAAAAGTACGAATTTCACCAGGTCCAATATTCATTTTACCCTTCTGCGTACAATTAGTAAAAATGGCACTCGGTGGAGGTTTAACAAACCTCCTATCAGCACCAGCTCCGGTAATAGCAGTATATGTTGTCATTATATAACCACGATCAGCATTAGCTACCAACGGAGCGACAGATGCTCCAAGACCTTTACGACCTTGAAGCACAAATCCACTACCTGATGATTCGTATATTTTACATTTAACAGGATTGTTATTAACATCTGTTGCCTCCTCTTCTGGCAAAGCAGTAGAACCACCTAAAGTAGCATTTTGCACCGACAAAACTGCTTTATGATCAAATTTCAACATAAAACCATCAAGTTTCAATTTCACATCAGGTGTTCCTACAGGACCAGCAAGAGTCAATGCATCAAATTGTGTAGTTTCATAATACGCACCCATAGATGTCCTGAAACCAGTTACCAATTTGTCTGCAGCATCACTAAACGTATCTGCACCAAGCAAAGTAACCGTAGCAGTAGATACAATAGTACTAACTCTAGAACCAAAATAAGTTATAAACAAATTATAATCATTTCCCAAAGTATCCGCCCAATTAGTAATACTATTACCATTAAGGCGAAACACTTCCTTTATCAAGCATAAAGCTGTCTGCTTGATAATAGTGTTAATAGGACTAGTAGCTAATCCTACATAAACAGCTTCTGAATCATTACGAAATCCCCCATCTTCAATTTGAATTGTAGATCCGTGACGATACTTTGGATTGGGTTTAGCCTTTTTCATTCCTCGAAACCGGCCACCATATTTTCCCGTAGTAAACGCTGCTCGTCGACGACCACCATTACGAGTTTGTGTGCCGACCGATTTACCTTCCTTCCACTTCGATTTAAGCTTAAATGGTGGAGTTGGCGGGGCATCATTACGAGTCAACAGATCGTAACCTTTCCTTGTAACAACTTTGAGGGCTTTACTAATAAGACCACTACGAGCAGCACGACTAAGCTTATTAAGAGCAGCAGCTGCAACTCGTTCATAATATCCTGTTTTAGCATTACGAACCAGATAGGACATCTTTTTTAAGAAAAGAAAATGTTTCACATGTTTCACTCTTTTATACTCTGTCACATGTCACGCCGCTTAAGTAGGTAATAGTAGGCGTGACAAAATTTCATTTACGCCTTAGGTCTCCTTAAGCTGGCTAGTTAATTATGCTATCCCTAGGCGTAGCATTTATAAAAGAAAATCAACTGCTTTATTGGGGCCCCTGCACCCCAAAAAGCTCGGTCCACGTTGAGACCGGCCAATGTGGGACCCTCCCCTAAAGGGGCCCCTCCCATCATGAGCCTAAAACCTAGAAGGTTTTTCTCTAACGTTCCCAGTGTAGAAAATCAAAGCCACTTTGTGCCTAAGTCATGTGTTTTATTTCGAAACGCCTTATCAAGGCCTCACATAACACGGGATCCTCACCAAATATCTCTTCGATCGAATAGTTACTAGTGATAATGATCTTATTAGGGCGGATACTGACCGAACCACCTTTATCTTCTCCGATAAACGCATAACGATCCGCCCAAATCTTGAGGTGGTGACCCAACACCTTGTGATTCTTGTCAAAGTCATCTAAGATAACCCACGGTTGTTGCTGATATCCATCCCACCATTTGTTACATGGTTTCATATAACTGAATGGATACTCATCTCTAGCAAACCGGGACTTTCCAACACCAGGTGGTCCATAAATCCAAACTCCGCATACTCCATCTAAATCAACAGGAGGGACCATGTGGTCCTTTTTAATCCTCTTGATAGCATTATAGTATTTCATCTTGATATCCGCAGGAATCTCATCCATTAACCCCTTCTTTGAACTCTCCCACACTTTAGCCCAATCTGTCTTCGAATTACGATTCAAAGGTTTAGCACCTAATTCAAATTGGCTGCCTGGGACCCTTGTATCCTCCTTCTGAACATAGTTCTCCGCACTAGATGACCTTGTAACCTCGACATGGGCGTGGGGGAAGAGACGAGTAACGGCCGATCTTCTAACGGGGCTCTTAAAGGCGAGGCAAAATTGCCAATGTTCAAATCCTCCCTCTCCAATCTCCTTCTGACCAATGAGCCAGGCAAGTCCTGCAGGCAACTCCTCGAACATAACAGGCATATGTAATACCGATTGTGTACCGATCCAATAGCGAGCTGTTTTTGATTCCGGCACTGCTGGCATAATGGCATAAAAAACAATCTTTTTGAGGAAAGAAACATTTTATTGAAAAGTTACTTTTATAGTCTGCCGCAAGCCACCGGTGGCTTGTCATTGTTTCACTTATTCATTTCATTCAAATAGCAACTGTACCAACATCATTAAGTGGTAACACCAACGTCTTCGTTTTATACTTGTATGAACAAGTCATACTCAAATTAGTCTCCACATTAAGAAGAAGTGGATTTTCGCCAGTGCGAT